TCTGTTCCGCTAAAGTTCTCTTTAAATCTACGAATAGTGTTACGAGCTTCCGTAGGAGTTGGAATGCCTTTGAAGAGTTGTATTAAGGTCTGAGCTGAAAAGCCTGACTTAATAGAATTAAGGTGAAAATTTGCTATCTCAGTGTCTATCTCGATATATTTTAACGCACTTTGATAGGGTGCAGTAGGATACTCTCCGCAACCTGCTTTGTACATCTTAAAATAGTACAACTGCTTAGATTCACGAGTACGAGGATTGAATGGAAAGTAACTCTGTATGTCTGCTCTTCTATTTCCCCAATCATCAGAATACATATACTCGCCCTCTAAACCGATACGCACATTTTGGAAAGGCAAATGGTAAATCTCAGCTATGGAGGTTTTCGCCTTATTCCAAATAATTTCCAAAGCGAATCCATCAAATAGTTCAAGGTCTTGAGCAATCTTGTTCTTAAGGGTTTCGAAGTCTTCGTATGCATTTATGTTATTTAGGTAGTCGTTAGCTCTTGCTATCTCTTCCGTGTTATTACCTATTATTTCGGTTTTATCACCTGCGATATAGGCTGCCTTCTGAGTTACAATAGCACCATGTTTAGGAGATGAGTTATAAAGGTTAATTAACATCTGTGGATAGGCGTTATCCTCTCCGTATGTTAAAAAGCCTTTACTCTTGTTCTCCTTGAAAACAGGTATTTTGCTCTCCGCAAAGTTTATTCTTATAAAGTTATTTTCCATGAACTCTGTTATATGTTTCGTATGTGACAAAGTGAGACTCACCGCAACAATCTTCTACGATGTATCCTTCGCCTTCTATTTCTTTAATTATTACCCACTCCATCTTTAGGAAAGTATATATCTATTAGTGAATCGTTTTTTTCGTGCAACTCTCTAAGCAAGTTAATTGCACTATCATGTAAGGCTTGACTTTCCTCTATTTGAATAGCCACACGCTCTTCTATTGACTTTGGTTTGATAGATAAAGCCGTTATAATTGCTAATAATGCTATAAATCCTAAATACTTCATATTTTGCCTAACGATTTGTAAATTTTGATTTCAGTTATAAGAGCAGAACACAATGAATCTTGCGTTTTCAATGCCTTGCTTAATTTGTCAAGTTTCGCCTCGCACAATTGTAATCGGCTCTCACACCTTGCGTTAATCTCCTTGCTTTGAGATTCAGCTCGATAATATAAAACACTCATTGCACTAAATGAGATAAGTAATAACGCCTTTAAAGGGTCGCTTTTGAATTGCTCAAAGTTTATCGGGAATTTCATAATTTAGGTGGGAAAGGATTAGTATTAAATTCGGTTTCTAACTTATAAACCCATTCTGCCTCGTTTGTAGTTGTCCACCAATTAGGTTGGCGTGTATCGGTTACTTGAGTAGGTTCTGTCCAACCATATACAAAGTTACTCCTTGTCAGTCCAAAAAATCCAGTAGGTTTTTTCGCTTGGGTATTTTATTTCAAATGTCATTATATGCCTCCTCCGTCTGTTATTGTCCAACCATAGGTTGAAATTAATGATGCTCGTGCGGTTGCCGCTGCACTTCCTAATGTGTATTTACTATTTCCAAAGTTTACGCTTAGTCCGCTTGTTGGTGCTTGTGCTTCCCATCCTACTAATAATGCATCATAGTTTGTTGTGGATAATGTTACACCTGGCATAAAATTAGAAAAGGTTGTAACTTGATTAATATCCCAATTGCTGATATCTTGGTTAAATGCCGTTGCATTATCAAACATATAACTCATATTGGTAACATTCGAAGTATTCCAATTCCCAATATTTTGATTGAATGCGGAATTATATGCAAACATTCCAAGCATAGTGGTAACATTCGAAGTATTCCAATTCCCAATATTTTGATTGAATGCGGTAGATTCAAAAACACCCTGCATATTCGTAACATTTGTTGTATTCCAATCTCCTATATATTTATTAAATCCACTTTGCAAAAACATATAAAATAAACTTGTAACATTTGAAATATTCCAATTCCCAATTTCTCCATTAAAAGCAGTACACCCCGTAAAGTATAGACTCAAAGTTGTACTTGTAATTAAAGGGGCATCCGTAGCACTTGCCGTTAAATTTGTACAACCCCAAAAACCCCCTCCTACGCTAATATTCAACCCACTCCATTGCTTTACATCAAGCATTTTTAACCTATCGCCACCATTATTAAAAGACCAACCTAATAAATCACCCGTTACACTAATTGTATAAGTACCAGCAGTACCATAATCGTGAGTCGCTAAAGTGTGGTCGGTTATATTCTCAACTGTACCATCACCCCAATCCACATCAAAATCCAAGCCCGTAGATGTTGTTAATGGCATTCTAAATTCAGTAGACGTAGAAACCCCAGCGTTATCGGTTTTAACACTAAACTCAAATACTGGAGGTTCATATTCCCAAACTAAATTAGCACCTTGATACACCTTGTTGACTTGAGTGCTACCAAGTTGTACGTTTACTATATCGTTAGTCCCTAACTTCATATAATAAAGTAAATAGTATCTGCGTCAGGCGTTAATGCGTCATACTCCGATTGTGTTAATGCTGACAAAGTGTAAACGTTATAAGTCGTCCCCGTGCTTTTTGCAATCTTATTATCCAATTGCGTCTGCACGGCACTTGTCACCCCATCCAAATAACCTAATTCAGTAGAAGTAACATCGCTCACCGCAACCTTACCGCTACCGTCTGAAACTAATCCTCTTGATACTGTTAAATCGCTTGATGTAATAGTTGTAGCCGCACCCGTAATAGTGGCTTGTTTGCCGTTTAATTGGGTTTGTGCGTCACTTGTTAAACCACCAATATATTGAAATTCTGCATTAGTAACGCTCCCGTCTGCGATTTTAGTTGCATCTATTGCACTTGGCAAATCACTTGCGGTAATATCTTCACCAGCAGTCACTAAACCTTTTGAATCGTAGGTTATTTTAGTTTTCGTTGCTCCAGTGATTGCGGTGTTTTCGTCTACCTTACCATCTAAAGCCGTTTGAGTTGCCGAACTAATTGGCTTATTTACGTCACTTGTATTATCGACATTGCTTAAGCCTACGGCAGTCTTATCAAGGGTAGCAAAAGTTTTATCGCCTCGATAGTAATCTGCGCTTGTAGTTGCAGTTATAGTTGCTTCTTTCCCGTCTAAAGCAGATTGTAAGTCAGTTTGGTCTGAAAGTGTTCCAGTGATTGAACCCCACGTTCCACCACCACCGCCTCCGCCTTTGGCAACTAAGTCACCATCAGCAGTTCCGCTTTCCCACCAATATTCCTCAACCGTTCCACCTGTTTCGATTCCTACGGTTAAACCTAAATAACGTAGCGATACGCCTATTTCACTCTTTGCCGTTGCAAGGTCGGCATAAGGTCCATATTTAGCATCTACTGCCGTGTTTGAACCTACTACTATACCCGCTGAAAGTTGTATTCCCGATAGTGCCATCTTATGAATTTCTTAATTCGATTGTTGTGTTTGAGTTAGTTAATGCCGATTTAGAGGTGTGTACTTTGTAGTTTACGCCACTCCAATAAGCATCTGGTGAATTTACGCTTTCTGTTGCGACTGCGTTAAATACTACCGTAATATCACCATTATCCAATGCCGTTACATAGTATTTAGTTTTGGTTGTCGATGTGGATGGGTAAGCAACCGCCAAATATTGTGCAGAAACATTGTAAGGTATTGCTAATGTACCAGTAGAACTTGCTACAACTTTTGTAGCCGTTCCTCCTGCTATTGCACTTGCCATGTCTGAAGATGAAATAGGTGAAGCAGATTTTAAATAGAAGTAAGGATATACACCCGTAACGCTTGGAGATGAAGCCGAATCTGTAGTAGTACCACTTACACGACTTGCATCCAAGTTAGTTGCTACGTTTCCTTTATTGTCAAAATAATCGCCTGTACCTGCATCATGATTTACCGTTACTGCCCAGTTATTAGTTCCGCTTACAATTACATTAGAAATATCCAAAGTACTACCCGTTTGAGCAGTTGAGCTGATACCCGTACCTGTAAATGTGTATTGAGTTGCAGCACCTACTAAAGGATTAGCGTTAGT